ATTGCGCCGATGACGAGGGTGGCGATGAAAAGCCCGAAAGTCGGCCCGGCTGTCTCGTACCCGTGCATGATGCCTCCTATAGGTTGATGACGCTGCGCAGGTGGTCCGGCGTCAGGTGTAGATAATATTTCTCGATGGTCTCGATCTTGTCCCCCATCACCTTCGCGATGTCATACAAGCTCGCGCCCTTCATCGCCTTGAGGCTTCCCCAGGTGTGGCGCAGCACATGCGGCGTCACCCACGGCGTCTTGCTGGCTTCGACGAAAGCGGCCAAGGGCTTGCTGATGTCGGTCATGCCGACCACTTTGCCCGCGCCGGTACCGCCGTTGCCCCGCTTATGCGCCGCCTGATGCGCGGCGACGAGCACCGGCATAAGACGATCCGAGATCGGCACACGCACACGGCGCTTCTTCGTGATGCGCTTGCCCGGCACGCGGTAATCGATTTGCTTCAAGCCCAGATCGACGCGGTCCCAGGTGAGATCGAGGATCGCCTCGCGGCGGGCGGCGGTCTCCAAGCCCAGCGCGATGAACAGCTTGATGCGCTCGTCGGGCCATGCCATGGCTTGGTCCCAGAGCGCTTGCTCTTGCTTGGTATCGAGGAACTTATCCCGCGGCGGGCCGTCTTGCGGCAGCACGCTTTCATCGATCGAAGGCATGTCGTCGCGCGAGAACAGCTTTTGCTTGCCCGCCCAGATGAGAACCGTTCTAAGGGCGCCAAGCTCGCGCCGCACCGTGCCGCTCTTGACCGGCCGTTGCTGCATATAAGCTTGCAGCGTTTGCGCGTCGATCTGCCCCGGCGTCAGATGCCCCAGCTCGCGCCGCACCGGGACCAGCACATAGCCGCCGGTCTTGTCCTTGCCTTGCAGCGCGACATGGTTGAGCCAGCGCTGGCATAGCGCGTCGACGGTCGGCGCTTGCGCTACTTTTGCGGCGGTTTGCGCGTGTTTGAGGTTTCCGACGAAACCGGCCAGATAAGCTCTAGCCTCGTCCTCGATCTTCGTGCGGCAGCTTTCGCGTTTGGTGAGGTAACTCCCGCCGGTCCCGTCCCCTTGAAGGACCCCCCGGCGTTCGGTCCACCAGATTTCGTAATATCCTTGTCGGTTGGCCTTGAGCCGGATCTTGCGATAGGAGCCGATATCGACGGCATCGAGCGTATGGTTCTGTGGTGCAGCCATCTCAAAAATTCTTCCTCTGGAATAAGCACGGGCCGTCCCGGCAACCAGGGCAGCCCCGCGGTGTATCGCAGCCTTGTGATCTTGGCGACGGAGCAGCGCAGCATAAGCGCGGCTTCGTCTTGGGTGATGTACTTCATCTCATGAAAGGTTGAAGACGCGCTTCAATTTCTCGCTGTCCGCCGCCTCCCGCGCTTTTTCCTCATGGAGCAGCATTTGGTTAATTTGGATTGCTAGTTCTACGCTGATCATGCGATCGCATTGAAAGCGGGCCAAGCCCGTATCCAAGGTGATCTGAAGGAGGCCCGGGGCTTTCTCTTGTCTTTGCATTTGGGTGCGCTTCATCAATCGCCCCCGCCACGGCCGCCGACAATCGAGCCTACTTTGTGCGCTTTGTGCGGCGGATCGCCATTGCCATTGTTCTTGTCTACCGAGCCGCCCGCTTGTTTTTTCTCGTCCTCGGCGAGCATGTGCTGGAACTCGATTGCGAGTTCCGGGCTGATCATGCGGTCGCATTGAAAGCGCGCCAGCCCCAGCAGTCCTGGGGATAAGGTTATGTGTACCACGCCGGGGGCGAGGGCGGTGCGGGATGCGCCCGGCTCTACGCGGGCCGGACTGAGCTGGGTCTGCGGTGCGCCGCTCGGCGGCCGCTCGATCGCCAGGGTCTCGACCGGAACGCCGAGCACATCGGCAAGCTTTTTGAGGTTTATTTCGCCCGGGTAGCTGGTCCCGGCGAGATAATGCCCGATGCGGTCCCGGTTGCGCGCGACGCTGTAGCCGCGGCTGTCGGTGTTGCTGCCCCAGGTCCGTCTTGCGACTTCGGAAGGGGAGAGATCACGTTCACGCATGAGGGCGTTCAGCTTTTCAGCGAACGCTTGATACTCAGGCCGAGGCTGAGGTCGATATCTTGTTGTGTGTCGCCTCGTGCGCGCATAATGTTGTGTCTCCCGTTTGCGGCTGTCCTGCGGGGGAGGTTCTTGCTGTGTTCGTTCGGCTTGGGAGATGTCATTCTGATGAAACACAACGTCTAAGTCTAGCGCTGATTTGTTGTCAGGGGCGTTATAATTCCCTATATCAGACTTAGTATCAGGCTTAGTGTCGGTCTTGGTGTCGGCCTTAGTGTCGCGATGCCGGATCATAACAAGCTCCTTAAAGCCTACTTCGGTTTTGTAATGTGGCGTACCGAGCGGTGTAGGCAGATCGGGTATAGCCCTGATTAGAGATAAACACAACAACTTGTTAAGGGCTGGTGTCAAGCACTAGTGCGCACAAAGCGGCCGCGACTAGAGCGAGCCTTAGTGCTGAAACCGCGGCAAAGGGGTGTCGAAGTCATGGTTGTTATAGATGTCCAGCATGTTTTTCGCGTCTGCGGCGGTCCTCGCGGATTGCTGGACGCACTAGACGAGTACCAGCCTGGTCATGGACTAGCTTACGCGACCGTTCAGATGTGGAGCGTGCGGCACCAGATCCCGAGCCGCTATATCGGCGCGGTCTTGTATTGCCTTGAGCGCGATGGTCATCGTTGCAGCGAATTTCTAGTCGACCAGGACGAGTTCGAGAAAAGCCTTTAGGCATGCGCACATTATGCGCATCCTAGGGATCGATCCTGGCGCGACCGGAGCCTTTGCCCTTTATGACACCAGCCTTGAAGCGCTGTGGGTTGATGACATGCCGAGCGCGCGGGTCCTTGTCGGCAAAGCCAAGCGCTTGCAGCTCAACGAGGTCGCGCTGGCGCAGGCGATCGCGTCCGGCGAGCCTGACGTTGCCTGGATCGAGCGCGTCCATGCGCTGCCCAAGCAAGGCGTGACCAGCTCGTTCTCGTTCGGTCTCGCTTACGGCATCGTGCGCGGCATTCTCGCCAGCACGGGCGTCCCGTACTTTTTAATTACGCCCCAGGAATGGAAGCGCTCTTTCCGTCTAGGACCAGATAAGAGCGAGGCCCGGCTGGTGGCGTCGAGAATGTTCCCGGCCAACGTCGCCAGCTTCGCTCGCGCCAAGGATGACGGCCGCGCCGAGGCTGCTTTGCTCGCGCTTTTTGGCTCGCAGCAGCAGAGTGGGCTTAGTATCACTTAGCGCTTGACACGAGACACAACGTCGAGACAAAGTAGCCCCTCGCACCAAGACCTAAGCACGCATCTTCCTGCTCTGGAACTCGGCCCTGAACCAACAAAGTGTTGTCGTGGGGAGGCAGCGAACCTGTGCGCGAAGCTCCAGCTCCGCTCCGAGACTATCAACGACAGGGCGTGCGCTGGCTGGTCGATAGCTTTGCCCGGCACCGGGCGCTGCTGAATGCGGACGAGGCAGGGCTCGGCAAGACCCGGGAAGCCTTGGCCGTGGCGCAGCAGCTCAACGTCCAGCGCCTTCTTATTATCTGCCCCGCGGGCGCGCGCCGGGTGTGGCAAAACGAGATCAACGCCTGGCTCCCGGACTGGTCCCCGCGCGTGGTCCTGGTCGAGCCGCGGCCGCTGAACGGCGAGATCCAGGCTTTCGAGCGGCGCTACCCCATCGATCGGCCCCAGCTGGTCCTGGTCATCAGCTACGACGAGATGTCCAATCGCAACCGCAAGACAGCGTTCCACTTGCGCCGCCTGCGCTGGGACCTGCTGATCCTCGATGAGGCGCATTACCTCAAGAACCCTTCCAATCGGACCCAGGCGATTTATGGCGGTGGATCGCACACGACGCCGAGCGTGGAGAGCGCGGCAGACAAGGTGCTGCTCCTGACCGGCACGCCCTCGCCCAATCACGCGGGCGAGCTATGGCAGCATTACCGGACCTTTTGGCCGGGGGCGCTTGGGAAGCCGCTCTCTCAGGGCCAGTTCGAGGACCGCTTCACGCGCTTTCGCGACACCGTCTATGGGCGGCAGATCACCGGCAGCCAGAACCAGGGCGAGCTGCGCAAGGCGCTGGGCCCCATGATCTTGCGCCGCCGCAAGCTTGAAGTGCTGACGGAGCTTCCCCCCTTGCAGATCCAGGACATCCCGCTCGATCTGGCGGCGCGTCTCGATTTCGGATCACACGCGGTGCGCGCGGCGCAGCTCAACGCGGCGCTGAGCACGGCAGGCTCCACGGCTGAGGCGATGCACATGCTGCACGCCTCTGCGCCGGACGCGAGGGTCGCGGCGCTGCGCCAGATCTTGGGGCTCGCCAAGGTCCCGGCGACCTTGCTCTGGGTGCAAGAGCGCATGGCGTCGACGAGGAAGCTGCTCATCTTCGCCTGGCATCACGCGGTGATCGAGCATTTGCGCCGCGGCTTGCTGGAATATGGTCCCGTGGTCATCACCGGCGAGACCAGTCCCGTGCTCCGCGCGGCGGCGATCGAGCGCTTTCAGACCGACCCCAACACGCGGATCTTCCTGGGACAAATCCTCGCGGCCGGGACCGCCATCACCCTCACCGCGGCCAGCGAGGTCGCAATCGTCGAGCCCTCATGGGTCCCGGGCGAGAACGTGCAAGCCATCTGCCGCGCGCATCGGCTCGGCCAGCGCGACAGCGTGCTGGCGAGCTTCCTCTATCTGCCCGGCACGCTCGATCAACGGATCATGCGGGTCTTTCGACGGAAGGCCGTCGAGATCGCCGCATTACAAGGAGACGATTTCAATGCAAGTGACGCTCACTTTCGATCTGAACACGGTGGTCGGGGAGCAGCTGCTCCAACAGCTGCAGGCGCTGCTTAAACCGGGCCCTACGCTGGGACCAATTCCGCTGGGACCGGCGATCGCCGCGACCCCCGTGGTCCCCGTGGTCCCCGTGGTCCCGGATCTTCCGGCGGACAAAACCAAAGCCGACACGGTCCTGGCAAATCGCCAGGCTGCAGCCGCCAAAGCACGCGCGGCGAAGGACGCGAAGAAAGCCGCGGGACCGCAAGTGCAGTCTGCGACCGGGACCGCCGAACTCAACGGCGTGCTCAAGGATGCGCTCGCCGACGATGATCCGCTTGAGTTTCCCGAGGCCGCCAGCATGAGCCCCGGTGAGGCTCGCGATGCTGGCCTCGCGCTGGTCCGGCAAGCTTATGCCGCGGGCCGTGTCGCCGAGGTCAAGGCGCTGCAGAAGCAATGGCAGGTCGCGAAGTTCTACGACATCGCGGTCGAGCAGGGCCACGCGTTCTACGCCCAAGCCATGAAGCTCGCTCAAGCCGCGGGGCTGCAGCGATGACCGGGCGCGTCATGCAGATCGCGGCAGTCGCGACGACAACGCGCGAAGTGCTGTTCGCGTTGACGACTGACGGCGAGGTCTGG